AAATTTCTGAATGCTGGCTTTTTGATTAGCTATTTCAAGCTCAATCAGCTTTTTCTCATTTTCTTTTTTGTATTGCGTGAAACCATCGATTTGCTTTTTTAATTCTTCAATCGTTTTGTTTTGAGTTTCGATAGTTTTTGAGTAGTCCTCTGATTTATTCTCGGCGGTTTTTTTATCTTGAGTATCTTTACTGCTCATATTTTGAACATCCTCGTTAATTTGTGTCGTGTAAGTTTCTACTGACATATTACTTACATCCGCCTCGCAAGTAAAATTGGCCTTATTTGTGAAGTCCGTGGGAATATCATCAAGAGTTAAAACGGCTGGAACATCTGCGCCAAGCAATGCTACTGCTCCAAGAAAGTGAGGCAAGTCATGGTCTTTGAGCTTAAGGCCTCGAAACAGCTCAATCGAAACCTTTCTGTATCTCCTAGCTTTGATTAGATCGGCGACTTTTTTGGGTATGTTTGCAAAATCAGCTAATAGCTTTTTGCCTTCAATTCGCAAGTTGCTAACCCATCCAGCGGCGGGCATTCCTTCTCGTTCTAATAACTCTTGCTTACTTCCATGACCAAGCTTCAAAGGCGGCTCGTAAAACTCTTTAGTTTTGTTGAATGACTCGACGATATTTTTCAAAACGTCTGAAGTGATTTTGTTACCGTTCCATAAGCCCTCTGCGAATATTTCTACGTTTGATATGTTTGCCATGTTCAGATCCTTATTGTTTAGGGAAGCCTTTTCCCTTTTCTTCTTCGATGAATTGGTCTATAGATCTATTTCCGATCTTATCAGTGGGTTTGAAATCCTCAAAAATAGTGATGGGAATTAGCATGCTTCTACACTGCCAATGAAGTGGTGGAATAGGCTGTGTACCCGCCTTAAATTTTTTATTATGTAGGGATCTGCATATAGATGTCGTTCTATCATCGAGTATCGCGCTGTACTGGTAGCCAGCTACCACTTTACTTTGATTAAAAAAGGCTACTCGACCCTTGTTCATAACCTCAGTAAACTTAGTCCTAGCATACCTTTCCAAAGATACCTCGGCCTCACGTTTAACAGTGTCGTTGACTATTCTAGCTACAGTTGAGATTGCCTCGCCGTCTTTGATAGCTTGAATTATAGCTAACCTTGCTCCTTGCGTAACCTTGTATTCCCAATCACCAATGAAATCGAAATTCTCGGCTTCAAGAACTTTTATGAATTCCTGGTCAACAATAGGTTTAGCAAAGCTTTCAGGCTTTTTGATTACCTCAGATTGAGCAATCTCTTTACCTTTTTTGTACATCTCTTTTAGAGCTTGATTTAGTTTTGTTCTAAGAGTTTTGGTTTTTTTCAGCTTAACTTGCTCTATTGCACTTATGTTTTGAAGTACTTTTTTCTTATCTATTTGATCTATTAGGTTAGTGATAATTTCATCGACTAGAGGTTTTGTCACTGATTTAAGGGTTTTTTCGGCTACGTTTAACTGTTGTTCTATCAACTTAAAATCTGTTTTGTCAGCAAACCCTCCTGTTGTGGGGGCGAATTTTGCGTTAGCGAAATCTTTTTTTTTATCGGACGACAAATCGTCGGTGTCCTCGGTGTCGATTATGTCAACGTCCACTTCTGTTTCGTCTTCGTCCTCATCTTGAATAGGATCGTTTGGATCATTTGGATCATCATTGTTAGGCTGTATAGGCTGGATAATTTCTTCTTCTTCGTCCGAATTAGGGAAGTTAACTAGATCTCTGAAATGCTGAATTTCCTGATCTTTAGGCTGGTATACTCTTGACTTAACTGCGTCAAGCCAAACTTTTGCCTGCTCTATTAATTGGTGTTTCGATATAGGCCTAAACTTGAGCTTAGGATAATTTTCCATGAAACCATGATTATGAATTACAATAGGCCAGATAAGATGTCTGTTAACTGTTTTTTCAAGATTGAATCGTTGCCTTGAGATGTGTTTAAAGAATATCTCCATTTGATTTTCGCCGAGACTAAATGAACCGCCGCTAGTTTCAGATCCCCCAAATCCAAGCAGGTCGGGGATTAGCAAGCTTCGAGAGATGAACATATTAAATATATTCAAACCCTTTATGAAAGCCTCACCATTTGTTTTGCTTTCGATAAAATCAACCATCATGTGATCTGGCGTGACCAAGGTAGTCTTTGTTTGAAATTTTTTAAGAGCATTATACAAAGCTGTCTTAGCTTCTGGCGTGGCTTCTTTTCCATATTTCCCATGAGGAATAGGACTTGCTGCTTTCTCTATATAGATAGCATACCAGCGAGTAATATGTTTTTTTGCAAACCAAGCTTGATATGCTGCTCTAAGATCGGGAGTGCCATACGGATTTTGAAACCTACGCTTATTAATCATATGTATCAGTACTTCTGGCGGTATGTTCTCACTCGTCACAGTGCCTTGCTGCTCATACCTTATAATATTTCCAGCCTCGTCTTGATGAAATAGCCACGGGCCAGGATGCCTTGTTTTGATCCATTTTAGTCCGATTGAACCATCGTCCCTTTTCTTGAACACCTTTTCAGAGATACTAAATCCAAAGTCTGTATAGGTAAGCATCTCTTCAAACATTTCTTCGATAGGCCACTCAGGGTCTTCATTTAAAGCTATTTCTATGTCTTTTTTTATGTCCTCTTGTTCGTCCTCTTCACATACAATGTCAAAACCAGAGCTTAAAATAAGATCTTTTTTGAGAGTGCAAGCAACGCTTACTTGATCGTCCTTAAGCATATCCATGTAGATACTATAATCGTGATGCTTTTGAACAAGATCGTCGGGATTCCATGGATTGTAAAAACTATCTGGATCAAGAGGAGCTTGTTTGACAGTCTTTTCGCGTGCAAAATTTGCTTGGTAGTCGCTTGTCTCTTGTTCGGAATAGACGATTTTATCTCTCATTTTATTTCCTAAATTAAGATTGATTCAGATACATTTTCATAGTCTTTGATTTTGTGGGCAATCTCTAAAAGTAGCTGAATAGCTATAAATGTAGCCATTACGCAATCATCGTGCTTGCCCTCAGCTGCTTGAATTTTCCCATTTTTGTTGACCAGTGTAAGCATCTCTTTAAGTGTTTCTTTCGACTTGATAGTGACAAACATTGATTCAACTGCTTCGATGCCGTCATTCATAAGAATCGGTCTAGTCACGCTGTTATTGAGCCATCCCGGTTCGCCAGGTTTGTAATAGTATATATTTGGGTATTGTATATGGTCGGTGAGTTCCTGCAAAACAGCATGCCCATGATTGTTTTTCTCAACACCAATAAGTGGTCTTAGATATCCCTTAGAATAATATTTTCCTATTTCTTTGAGCTTATGAGCAAATTTGATTGGCTTTAGGCGTGAGCGATAGCATGCTACTTCTTCTTTGGTGTCTACTCTGATAACGCTTGCCGTTGAATAATCACCGCCGTCAACTCCCTGAGATGTATCTGCTCCAATGATGTAGTGAACACCGTTTTTTGGCTCTTCGAATACTTGGAAATCATCTTTTACCCATAATGGAGCAGGAGCATTCTTGATGAATTGGGATATCAGCACTTGGTCACATACCGTTTTTCCCGACATTAGAAAACAGGTCACATCGTCCTCGGGATACTCTTGTGGCATGCTTTCTTTGAGTTCTTTTTTCTTTCGGCGGCGAAATTCTATTTGTTCTAGCGATATAATTATGCTGTACTTTTTTTGTGCAAAGTCACAAAACTGTTGCTCCTCTTGGGTTAGGATCTTGTTCTCTGTCTCTATCTTATATTCGTCATGTGCAAACCAGGGATAGAAATGATTTTCAAATGAATTGTCTGAATCGAACCAAGTGTCGTAGAAAAAATTGCCAATGCCGTTCGCAGTCGATTCAAGCGTGATCTTGCCGTCCAGAGGTACAGCTTGAGATGTGCTTATGAATCTTTCCTCGTCCATAAATGCGGCTTCAGAGCAATGGAGCCAGTTGATTGTATCGCCGCGGCTTTCCAAGTCACAGTATATGAGGCTATTTAATTCGGGGAAAAACATCTCGTATTTTGAGCCGCCGCCACGATCAGGCTTAGGTTTAAACTCAGGATGCAAGTACTTATAAGCGCGTCTTACAATGCGAAATATCTTTTTAACTGCGTCATTTTCATGTGCGAGAATGCAATTGGTCACATTTCTATTAAATATAGTGTTATCAAACATTTTAAGGACTTCATTGGTCGTGATCCCAAATTGCCTTGCCTTCAATATGATTTTGTATTGCCTGTTTGATTTGTTGAGCCTAGCTTGAATAGGATTTTCTCGGAAAGGTATCAACTCAGATTGTTTGTTGACGATTCGATATAAGTTATTAAGCCGCCATCTTGGATTAAGCATGAGCTTTCGGTATTTATCGGCTTTTTCACTCATCATCATCGTCGTCGATTTGCTCATTGCCATACTTTTCTATGTATTGTACCCAAGAGAGATTGCTATCTGCATCCATTTTTCCAGCGTGATTGACTTATGGCTCCTGAAATTAGTTGTTAATGGCAGCCAAAATGGAGATCTAAAAGCACTTCAATTTTTGCTAGACCGAGTGATAGGCC